ATTTCTTTCTCGGCAACATTCCGAAGAGAAGTTGGAATTTTTTGATATAGAAGGCAAATTGAATTCTTATGGAATTCATATCACTTCTGATAAAGGAATTTTTATTTCCGGAGGAGCAATCAGACGAACAATTCAAGGAAAGCCATTGGATTCGGATGTAGATTTGTTTTTTACTAATGGAAATGTAATGGTTGAAACACATGATTCAATCCAACAACATTGTAAATTGTTAACGAAAACAGATACCAATTCTACCTTTGAAATGGAATATTTTGATTCTTCTAGTGGTAAGAATGGCGAAATTTCAGAATATAGTACGGAAGACAAACGGAAGATCAAAATCCAATTAATTTATATTTCCTATTATTCTTCTATGGAAGAGTTATTAAATAGCTTTGATTACACTATTTGTCAATTCGGATATAGTGATGGTAAGCTATATTGTGGAGACTATTCATTATATGATTTGGGTAGGAATAGATTGGTGGTTAATAAAATTACCTATCCAGTTGCTTCTTTGCGCCGGCTCATTAAATATACGTCTCAAGGATTCTATGCCTGTTCTGGAGCATTAACAGAGTTTCTCAACCAATCCAATAAAATTCCTCCGGAATCTACAATTAAATATTTAGACTGAAATGCGACGATCAATTCAAAATATAACCCTACCAAACTTCATTGTGAGTCAATTTGCTTTGAATTTCTTCCGGAAGAGTTTGAAATATATTATTTTGATTTGAAAGATGGAATGAGATTCTTAAAAAGAATTAGACGAAACATACATCTTAGTATAATGTCGGGAATTTATAAAATATGATTGATATTAAATATAATCAAGTACATGTTTATGTTTGGTCGAACAATATTCCAAGGGAAGTTAGCCGCCATTATTATATGTTGAATATAGATGAAGGAAAATTTTTAAGACAAATTGTAAATCATATATCAAATAGAGTATTATGGAACAACTTTTAATACATTTGCTTGGGGATTTTATTCTCCAATCTGATTATTGTGCAACTAACAAAAACAAGAATTCGTGGGCTTGTTTGTTGCATGTAATAATTTACACTTCTTGTTTTCTTCTATTAACCCAATCTTGGAAGGCATTGCTTATTATTGGGGTAACTCATTATCTAATAGATAGGTATCCAATTATAGTTAAGAAGTTGATTTGGTTTAAAAATCATTTGAATCCTTGGGGAACGTATGTTCCTTACAAGTATTGTCAACTACACATGACCCTTTAGGGTAGGTGATTGCCGGAATAAATTCCAGCATAAGGCTCATTGACTATCGCCTGCCCTTCCATCAAATGATTACATTTGCTAGAGGGAAGTTGGAGATAACGATTTCTAATATTATTCGCCGCATTTATATCAGCGTCTAATATTTTACCATCTACTCCTACATACCTACACGTTCCCTTTATACGATTGCCGTTCTCAAGACCTCTTGAGTCCATTTGGCTCGTATAATGGGGGTTAACCGTTTCCACTCTTTTTTTATAGAATGGTGCCTTGTAGGTTAAAATTGTTCTGAACAAATAGAAAGGTATTTGTCTGCTCTTTCTATTCCTATATCTTCCTTGATTCTTTTTCTTAATTCCTTTTAAATCTTCCAACACAATTACGTTTTCTTTGTTGTTGACTAAAATATGTTTGGTCAAACAATGTATATAATTTCTTGTGTTATTTCGTTCTTTTCTTTTTAAGGATTTAAGTTTTCTTTTGGCAGAATTTGTTTTTTTAGATTTGAGAGTATCTTTTTGATGTCGTATTTGTCTTTTTCTTTTCTTAAATGACAATCCTTTTGCAATGTGTCCATGATTGGTAGCAACAATTCGAGTTTCTCCCAAATCAATTCCGAGAACATCTTCTTTTTTGGATTGTTCACCAATTTCGAATTTAAATGGAATGGATAGATAGAATTCGTTGTCTCTACCGAATATAGATACATCACATTTCTTTCTCGGCAACATTCCGAAGAGAAGTTGGAATTTTTTGATATAGAAGGCAAATTGAATTCTTATGGAATTCATATCACTTCTGATAAAGGAATTTTTATTTCCGGAGGAGCAATC